TGGCTGTCGAAGATGACGGCTTATGGGTGCATCAGAAATTCGGTTATTCGATTCCTCGTCGAAACGGGAAAACAGAAGTTGTTTATATTTTTGAACTTTGGGCGCTTGAAAACGGATTGAGCGCTTTACACACGGCTCACCGCATTAGCACGTCTCATTCGTCTTTCGAAAAGTTGAAAAAATACTTGGAAGATTCTGGTTATGTCGAAGGAGAAGATTTCAACTCCATCAAAGCCAAGGGGCAAGAGCGGTTGGAGCTTTATAAGTCGGGTGGAGTAATCCAATTCCGAACGCGGACATCTAGCGGAGGACTCGGCGAAGGTTTTGATCTTTTAGTGATTGATGAAGCGCAAGAATACACAACCGAACAAGAATCGGCTTTAAAGTATACCGTTACCGATAGCCCGAATCCGATGACGATCATGTGCGGAACTCCTCCAACACCTGTTTCAAGCGGAACCGTCTTTACTGATTACCGGGAAAAAACCTTGTTTGGCCAATCGAAATATGCAGGTTGGGCAGAGTGGTCTGTTGAAGATATGACTAAAATCGACGATGTAGAAGCCTGGTACAATTCCAATCCTTCGATGGGCTACCATTTGAATGAGCGGAAAATCGAGGCAGAACTTGGCGAAGATGAGTTGGATCACAACATTCAGCGTCTTGGGTATTGGCCGAAATATAACCAGAAATCAGCTATCTCAGAAAAAGAGTGGCAAGAACTGAAGGTTAAGGCGCTGCCGATATTGAGGGGTCCGCTTTTTGTTGGTGTCAAATACGGGAATGATGGGGCAAACGTAGCTATGAGCGTTGCTGTTAAGACGCTGTCTGGCAAAATTTTTGTGGAAACGTTGGACTGTCAATCCATCCGAAACGGCAATCAATGGCTCGTTAATTTCTTCAAGGAAGCAGACATTGAAAGTGTCGTAATCGACGGCCAAAGCGGACAGAGCATTTTAACAAACGAAATGAAAGACTTCAGGCTTAAGGCACCTGTATTGCCGACTGTAAAAGAAATCATCAACGCCAACGCTTCTTGGGAACAGGGAATATATCAAAAAAACATTTGTCATGCTGGCCAACCGTCCTTAGAAAAAGTGGTAACTAACTGCGACAAGCGAAACATAGGCACAAGTGGTGGTTTTGGATATAAATCACAATTCGACGATATGGATATTTGTCTAATGGACAGCGCCTTGTTAGCGCATTGGGCTTGCCATAATTCGAAGCCGAAGAAAAAACAACAAATCAGGTATTAAACAACGTACTTTTATGGTCGTTGTTTTTTATACAAAATTACCGATACCGCCGGGTTAAGCGGGAGAAAGGAAGAATAAAATGTCAGAATTTAAATCAATCGAAACACAAGAGGAACTGGACCGAATTATCCAGGATCGTTTAAGCCGTCAAAAAGAGTCTATTGAAAAGCAATATGCTGACTATGAAACCCTTAAAGCGGAAAAACAAGAATTAGAAACAAAGACAGCTGCTTTACAGGCAACCATCGAAGAGACGAGCACATCGGCTAAAGCTCACGAGCAAACATTGGCTGATCTGAATGCAAAAATAACAGGCTATGAAACTGCGAACTTGCGCACAAGAATCGCTTTGCAAAATGGATTGCCGTTTGATTTGGCGGATAGATTGGTTGGCACTGATGAAAATAGCATTAAGGCTGATGCGGAACGGTTAGCTGCGTTTGTAGGCAAGCAAACTATTGTCCCGCCTTTAAAAGGCGCGGAACCACCGCTCGGAGAAGGTAAAGACGCAGCATACAAGTCACTACTAGAAAATTTAAATTTAGAAGGAGAGTAAAACAATGACATTATCAAAAGGAAATTTATTCGACCCGGAATTAGTAACAGATTTAATTAATAAGGTAAAAGGGAAAAGCTCTTTGGCCGTTTTGTCTCAGCAGATCCCAATCCCTTTCAACGGGCAGAAAGAATTCACGTTTACTATGGATTCCGAAATCGACGTTGTTGCTGAAAATGGTAAAAAAACACACGGTGGCGTATCAATCGAACCGTTAACAATCATTCCGATCAAAGTGGAATACGGCGCGCGCGTGTCTGATGAGTTCTTGTTGGCTTCGGATGAAGAGAAGATCAGCATCATTAAATCTTTTAATGATGGATATGCGAAAAAACTTGCAAAAGGTTTAGATTTAATGGCAATGCATGGTGTTAACCCTAGATCAGGTTTAGCATCTGCCGTTATTGGTACAAATCATTTTGATAACCGCGTAACACAAAACGTCACTTTCACTTCAGCTACTCCAGACGATAATATCGAAGCGGCAGTTGCTATGGTCCAAGCTTCCGGTGGAGTTATTAGCGGTATGGCTATGTCACCAACGTTTTCTGCCGCTTTGGCAGCGTATAAAGTAAATAACGTCAAACAGTTCCCAGAGTTAGCCTGGGGAGCTAATCCAGGATCTATCAATGGCCTTAAAAACGACATCAACGCTACTGTTTCTGCATATAATAACGACCATGTCATTTTGGGAGATTTCGCAGATAGCTTCAAATGGGGTTATGCAAAACAAATTCCGCTTGAAATTATTAAATACGGTGATCCGGATAACTCTGGGCAAGACTTGAAAGGTTATAACCAAGTCTATCTGCGTTCTGAGACATACTTAGGATGGGGAATTATGGATGCCGAGAGCTTTGCGATCGTTAAAGGGGTGTAATTATGAAATATAAAAATACACGAACAGGGGCTGTTATAAGCAGCCTCTCTGTCATTTCGGGGAAATACTGGATAAAAGTCGAAGACCATGCCAGCGACGAAGAAAAAGCAAGCGTCGATGCTCCTATTAAATTAGCGGATAGTCCTATTGCAAATCCAATTGTTGAAGAGGCCACTGAAGAAGTTGATGATAGTGCAGACGGAATCGATGGGATTACGGTTAAGCAAATCAAACAAGAGCTGGATGCTTTCGGCATCAAGTATGATCCAAAGCTAAAGAAACAAGAACTATATGATTTGATGATTAATGGGAAGTGATGGTTATGTCGTCTTTTGCAACAATCAGCGATGTGGAAACGCTGTGGCGCTATTTAAAGCAGGATGAAACGGACAGGGCAAGTTTTTTACTTGAGGTAGTATCCGACTCGTTGCGTATCGAAGCAGAAAAAGTCGGTAAGGATCTGGATGCAATGGTTTTAAATAGCGCGGCTTATGCAAATGTAGTTAAGTCTGTTGCTGTTGACATTGTCGCTAGGACGTTAATGACGTCCACAGACCAGGAGCCTATGACACAATTTAACCAGACTGCCCTGGGCTATTCTGCCTCAGGTTCCTTTCTGGTGCCTGGCGGCGGCTTATTCATCAAAAAATCAGAATTAGCTAGATTGGGTTTGCGCAGACAGAGATATGGGGTGATTAACCTTTATGGCGATAATTAAAGGTATAACGGTGACTCTGACCGGGAAAGAAGTTGCCGGTACGGATCCATTCGGAGCGCCTATTTTTGAAGACAAGGAAATATTAGTGAATAACGTCCTGGTCAGCCCGACATCCGCTGAAGATGTCATTAACCAACTCACTATCACCGGGAAAAGGGCGGTCTATACGCTTGCCATTCCTAAGGGCGATGAAAATGTATGGGAAGATCAAGAAGTGCATTTCTTCGGTGAAAAATGGCGGGTCTTCGGCATCCCTTTGCAAGGCATCGATGAACTTATCCCTCTTGCGTGGAATAAGAAAGTGATGGTGGAACGATATGATTAGTAAGTTTGAGCTAAACCGAAAAGGTGTGGCTGAATTAATGAAATCCGACGGGATGCAAGCGGTTCTGAATGATCATGCATCCGCAATTCGAAACCGCTGCGGAGACGGATATGAGCAAGATATTTACGTCGGTAAGAATAGGGCGAATGCAATGGTTAGAGCTGAAACTCTTAAGGCTAAAAAAGATAATTCAAATAACAACACTTTACTAAAGGCGGTTAAATAAATGATTGAGACGATTATTAAAAACCACCTTGACTCAGAGCTAGAGGTTGAAGTTTTTCTAGAAAAGCCGAGTTCAAAAATCGAGAGTTATGTTGTTTTGGAAAAAACAAGCAGCGGCAAGAGAAATCACTTGCCGACTGCTGTTTTTGCGTTTCAAAGCTACGCAAAGAGCCTATATGCTGCAGCAGAACTGAACGAAAAAGTAAAAGATTCAGTAGAAAACTTAATTGGGCTGGATGAAATAAGAGGAATCAGCTTAAACAGTGACTACAACTTCACGGATGTCACAACAAAAGAGTACCGGTATCAAGCTATATTTGATATCGGACATTATTAGGGGGAAAGTATATGTCAACAACAGAAAATGT